TTAGTTTACCAGTCTTTCGAAGAGAGGGCACCACTGTGGAGCTGAACCTTTTCCTCTAGAATGCAGCAAGGGAAGACTATTATTGGGCACCGTAGTAGGGAAAACTATACTAAGACCCTGACCGCCATATCCAAGGGGTGCTTTTTTGTAAATTGACACTCCAATAGTCGTGGCCAGTTCTTTTGCGCGGTCCCGTTCTCCTGCATTTGAGAAGACTCCTTTGGGATCTGCAAATACCGATGCGTGTTCGTCTAAGATTTCCCCTGCTCGGAAATCCAAATTATCGTAGCTAAGTTTGGATAACTCCCTGAGCATATGTTGTTGACCTTCTTGGGTCGCTAGCAAAGAGAACGCCAAAACTAACGGATTGTCGCTAGTCAGTACAGCCAAGTTGTTGTCGTGGAAAGTTTTTAAGTTTTTAGCAAGTGACTTCCCAGTTCCAACCATGTCGTCAACTATTACGATTACCTTTGGCACGCCATGCTTTTCTACATGTCGCTGATAGGATTCATTAAAGGTTGAAGGCGGTAGAATAGCTGTTGTAGAAACTAAGTTTTCTTCAGCATAAAGTGAAGCGTATTTTTGGCCGCTTTTACCTTCGCCATCGACATAAGATATTACAATGTCACTACGTCTTTCGGTTTTCTTCCTTCGGACCGCAGCGTCTACTAATCCAAGCACAGTCAGACGAGCACTCCTAATTCGCTCTAATACATCTGCCTCAGAAAGGAAGCGTGTAGCCTTAAGGATCGTAAACAGTGCTCTTTGTTCGTGACTGCTGGGGCATTGGTCTAGCCAAGCCCGTACTTCTTCTGAGCCAATATGTCGGCCTCTATACGTTGGCCATTCACTTGTTAAAGCCACAATTTCGCTGGAGAGTACACGTGCCTCATCTTCGGCACGCAAAGCTTGTTCCGCAAGATCCTGAGAAAGCGCATCGGAAGCGAGCCTTGTCAAACCAATATCAACAAGCCATTGCTCAAAGATCGGTAAAGCTGCGCTGTAGAGACCGTCCACTTCAACGAGTACCTCACGACTTACAAAGTCGGCAAGTACACTCGTTAACTCGGCCTCTGTCATCTCGGAAGAGCTTTTATGTCCATAGATATTGGCGAGGGAAGCTGACTGGCCTGCTCTTATACAGCGAGCAAGGGCTGCGAGCACGCGTTTGCGTTTTAGCACAATAGGTTCTCGTTCATTTACCGGGGTAAATATGCCATCCTGCCAAAGGTGGGCAAATAGATTTTCGTCTAAGCGCGAAATTTCGGAACTAACAGCTTCACGAACTTCTTCACTAGTAACATCTACGTCACGTTCCCTCAAGGCGCGCGAAAATACCTTAGAACAGATTATCTTGCTGAAATATGGATTTCCGTTAGTAAGATTGTATACTTCGGTGACAGCATCTTCATGCCAATTTAGCAAATCGTAGGAAGGTTGACGAATAAGTCGAACGTAGTCGTCCCACTCAGAGGCGCGATCAAAGTAAGTTAAGTTGACGCGGGAAAATTTGTTCAGTTTCTGTCCCTGACGATCCATCACAAACGGCATGTTTTCTCCACCAACTAGCAATAGACAAATGTTGCTCGTGGTAGTTAACGCACGGATGTTGCCAAAAACAGTGTCTGCAAGATTTCCCTGTAGATATAGCTCTTGGGGCATTTCATCGAATTCATCGATGATAATGATGAAACGACGATCAAGATCTACGGCTTTTGCGGTGGCTGAAAGCTTAATCAGGGGAGAGAGCGAACCCTGATAGTTACCCTTGTTTACATTGATACTATCGGGGAGTTCATTCACTATAAAATCTTCGATTTGCTCACCAAGTTGCTGAAGCGAAACCCGCGGATCTTCATGCGCAATTTGACCCCACAAAATATAGTGCCAAGAAAACTTACTCTTGGGATCTAGCCTTTCCGCTTGAGCTGCTGCAGCAGTTGCCAGTGAGGTCTTGCCAACTCTCTTTTGACCAGTGATGTATGATGGCTCCATAGGACGTCTCAACATGCGTGCAATGAGAGTTTGTACTTGCTCGCGGCGCCCAACGAACTCAGTCCCTTCTGCTGGACCTGTTCCATAGGGATCGGCATATGTAAACGCTTCCCAGTTGACACCTGATGTCTGTGCTAAAACGTTCACGTCAAAAACAGCAGTTTGTCGCTGCGCTGTTCCAACTTCACCCCACTCTATCTCTAACATCGCAGAGACTTCGGAACTCGGTTCAAGAACATTCACACTAAGCGCAACTGAGAATTTTCCCGGCGATATATTTCCTAATGCGATCTCATCGTTGAGAAACAATATTTTTTGGCTATCGCTCACGACACTTACACGTACGTCGGTCGCAGCGCCACGCCCCCCACTTCTGAAAGGTACTAGAATACGCAGATCTCGATCAACCTCTAGCAGCGGATAGCGTTTGGGCAGGGTCGTACCTGACCAACCCTGTTCTACATGCGCGGTGAATCTGCCGCGGAGTGAGTCGATAAATTCATGAAGTAGTTTTGAAGTGCAAAGTAAGAACGGTTTGAGGTATTCTAGAGTAACGAATGATGGGTTTTCCTCCACCAAGTCTAAAGCATCGTTGATTGAGCGCTCACATGAATCAACATCAGCGGCAAGAGTCGCAGCGATCTTTGAAACTTGCTCTAGCTTAGCGAATACGGAGCTGACTGCGTCTTTAACCTCTGGAATTTTGTAGATAATTCCAAACTCAACCAGTCGCCCATGGGCGAGCGAACTCAAGATCGATTTGCGCCCTTCAATAAGAGAGGCGAGCGATGTATAAGACACAATAAGTGCGCCGAGTTTTTCATCGACCCATGCCTTTACCCCAACTAAAATCTCAAATTTCTCGTATGTTTGCTTTACATCACCGAGCTTAAAAAAGTTCGATAAACCGGGTAGGCCTTTTTCCACCAAAGTGACAACATTCCGGGAAAGCTGGTTTGATTGGTTGCTCTGTAGGAAGTCATCCACGGCGACAGCCCGCAAGACTATTGCAGCTGCGCTAGCCGGTGGATGGTTTTCGTTTGCTAGCAATCGTACAGCGTCCGCAACGGAACCGGAGCATGGAGTTTCTGCTAAATTAAAGAGCAAAGTCCGCAAAGCAGTTCGCGCGGCCTCGGTGTTGCCTTCAATTATTGCGGACTCAAAATCATTTAATGCATCGTTCTCATTATGTGCTTCAAGAATGTTCGCGTCTTGCATAACTACTCATTATCTGGCTGCTAGCAATTGAAAAAGTTACTCAACTTTTATTAACTGCCATAGTTTGCAACTTCAACCAGTGATTGCTTTGGTTGTGGGTTTAGTTCCCGAACAAACGGCTGCTATGCGGCACTCTGCGCTAGCGAAACAGGATGGCTTGGGCAACCGTTGGTTAGGACACAAAGTTGGAATCCTCTCGGCCGCTGAGTATTTGCAGTTTTTACGCTCCTGCGTCATTCATAATGCAATTGGTTGACTGCTCCAATGGATAGTATTTTCCCATTCGCGCACTTCCTTCCTCGCTTCTCAGCTACCAGCGCATCTATAAGCTGCCCTTCATTGCGCGGGATTGGTCCGCGGTAGCCGGGGCAGGGACGCAGGAGATCTGCTGGAATTGGTGGCGGCATTGTTATCTGAGGTAGAGGCGGCTCTCTTGCTGTACAAGCGCTCAGCAGCAGTGCCCAGAAAATCAGATAGGGGCGCATCACGGCTCTCCATGGATTGAAGATCGTTGGCGAGTTTCTCCCAGAGCTCGGCTTCCGCTTCTGCTTGCTGCAGATATGCCTTGTGGACGCGGGCCACTTCTTCAGCTCGAGCAAGTGCCATTTGAGCCTGAGAGAGTCGAAGCCTGGTGCTTTTCAGCTCAACTGCAATACGCTCTTGATCTCGAACATGATCGGCGAAGAACCAGAATGCAGCTGCGATCGCGGCAACAATAATTGCATAGGGTGCCAGACGGAATAGCAAGCTGATCATTTTCAGAGTTTCGCTTCGGTGACGAGGGAGCGAAGCCTGTTGCCCACCTCGATTGGATCTCCTGGACCTGCCATACCCGGCAACCAGGTAATATCCCATTTGCTACGCTGTTTGACGCCCAGCATTGGCTGAACTTCTGCATGGGTGAGGACGGAATACAAGGTCAGCGGAATCTGATAGGTCTCGCAGAGATCTGCAACGGTCTCTGCAAGTGCCTGAACTTGGACTTGTGTGATTGGATACTTGCCGGGATCAAATGGAGTTTGTTTTGCGCCTGCCATGGCATCCAGCGCTACGCCAATGGAGCCGGTGTTGAGCGCTCTGGTATGAGCAGCATAGCGGCCATCGAGGCAATTGGCATTGGCCTCTGGTTTCAGAGCGCCTGAGTGTGTTCGCCCCAAGCGATCGATGATCAGATGATAGTGCCGCCGCTCCAGCTCGATGAGCCCGTCCGCGCCAGCTGTCCAGTGCAAGATGATGCGATGAAGCCCTGAGGCGTGAAACAACTCCTTGATGCACTTCACGTTCCGCGCTTTCAACGCCTCAGCTATTGCTGCTCTTGTTTTTGGTCCATCAAGACCATCGATGGGACCGGGATCATAGCCCAGCGCAGCAAGCCGAGCTTGGATGTCTCGTGTGGTGTACGTCATGGTTAGTCCTCCAGACATAAAAAAAGCCGCCCGAAGGCAGCTTGAAGAGGTGAATTCTTTGGGATGGGTAGGCGTCAGGCTCGGTCTTTGGCTTTTCTCGCTTGTGCCAGCTCCTGAAGCGCCTGGGTGAGCTCCTGGCGCTTTTGGCGCACAGCAAGTACAGCCTGCCGACTACAAGTCTTGCATGTCCGCTTGCGGGGCTGCGGAGCGACTTTCAGGAAGCGTTTAATCACGGCGCTTGATCTCCTCGGTCAAAGTGCGAATGGCCTCTGTGCTGGCTTGCAGGCTTTCGGTAGCCTCCTTCTGGATTTCACGAAGGGCAGCGTTGTATTCTTTGGTATCTTCCCGCCACCAATTGAGAACCCGCCAGGCAAAATAGCCCAGACCAGCAATGGCAACGGCGGCGGGCCCTCCGCCCAGTGCACTGATGATTTCACTAAAATTGGTCATGGAGCGTCCGGCACACCGATGCTGAGGTAATGGATGGCCACGCTGACGGTGCCTCCGGTGAAGTCGCTACCATTCGCTGTCAGGCGGATAGGCGTGTCTGCATAAAAGCCCTGTGGGCCAATGATGCCCTTGTTGGTACTGCCAGCAGCAACGCCGAGACTGCCGCCGAACTTGGAGAGCTCGCCGTCAATGCCACAGTCGTAAGAAGTGGCGCCTGTGATTGCTGAGACTGTTCGGGTGGAAACACCAAGGCAGATGGAGCGATCAGGTATGGCAATTGTCGTCGCGACGGAAGAGCCCGATAGGTCGGAGAGCGTTTCCTCCAGAACACCCAGGCCTGTGGTGGCTCCAAGCGTCCCCCTGGCGACATGAACCAGCGGCGCTGATTTCAGAAGGCTCAAGGCATCAGAGAGGGATTTCCAGCTACCGGTAATATAGACCAGCAATGTTTCAGCATCCGCGTCCCAGATGCGCATTCCGACGATGGCGGGCAGCCGGAACCAGCTGCCATCGGTATAGAAGGCCACATCCTTTTCCCAGCCAGTCCATACGTCTGTGGCGGGAGAACTCACGATGTAAGCGTCGCCCTCACCGGGGGAGCTTGGCGGTGCTGCCGAAGTTGCATTGAGGACCCCCATCTGAATGAGGCCATCGAGCAGGCGAAGGGCTTCATTGTGGGTGACATGCTTTTGTGCCTGCGCTGCCATGATGTAGGGCAGGGCAAGCCGAGATGTTGTCTCTGACATGGATGTTGCCTCAGAAGTACAAAGTGGCGGTAAGCGGCGTGCCGCGGCCTAAAGTGTTGGAGAGCTGGTAGAGGCGGAGGGTGAGCATGTCTCCTGCTGAGAGCTCTGCCCCAAAATCCTCTAGCTGCTGTGCGCTGGTATAAACAGCATTACTGGCCGCGGAACTCAGCGTGCGGATCACTGAGCCGTCTTTGGAAATCTCCACCTCATAGGCCTCGACCTCTTCGCCAAGTGGCACATCACGTGAAAGCCAGCTGTCCGCTTCGGGCACGCGAGAACGCCTGATCCAGGAGAGAGTGAGATCTCCGGGTAGCCGTCCTGTGCGATTGGGCTGGGCAACATGAACCGGAGAGAACGGACGCAAGCCATTGGCTTCCGGCGTAAAGCCTAGTGCTAACGTGGCAGGATCAGAGAGTGACGCTCTACCAGGCGCGATGCGCCACCGGAACGGCAAGCCAATCTCGCTCAAGGTTATGGGAGCAGGGATCAGGTTATCATCAAGGCGAATGACCCTTGCGCCTACCGAGATACTATCAGGGATAGAGCTCTCGGTGCCACGCTGACCGCGAAGCAGCCGTGAGAGCTTGTAGGTGCTAGGCACTATGAGCTCTGCTCTGCTGGCCTGAATGATCTCCCAGGTGCTGGGAGCAGTCTCAATGGCAAAAGCATTGCTGCCCGCAAAGAGTTCTAAGTCTGTAATGCTCTCGATTGTTCCTGAAGAGACTGAGACTACCAGTTCATTGCCAAGATCAAACCTGGAGGTCGGACCTCGCTTAAGAGGCTCCATTGTTACCCCAAACTGAGCTGGTGTGGTGATCTGCGCAACGGACTTAAAGCCAGCCTCGCTCTGACTGCGATAGACATTGAGGATACCGGGCCAGGGATCGGCATGAGCTGCCATCAACGGCTGATGAGCAGGGGTACTGTCTGAGAGTTGCGGCAAATCGAGAAACGCAAACAGTGGTTTGCCAAAGACAACAGCCTGCGAAAGTGCGCCATCCGTTCTCTTGCGTGATGGTCCTGGCGGCATATCGTAGACTTGGCGGTCTTGCAAAACGCTGGTCAGCTTGCGCTCCAAGCCATCATTCACGCTCAAGAGCCGCAAATCATAGCTTCGGCCATCATGATCCAGCACCACCACATCTGTGGGATCAAGCGCAAGCTCTGAGGGTGGAAGGGCAAAGCTGGCGCCTTCGCGTCCAACCCAGGCTTCTTGAAGGGCGCGGCGTACTTGGCGCTCTGCTTCTTCTGGGGCAACGGCAAGCGGGAAGTTTTCTGATGAGACCCGGCTTGCCTGTACCGTGACCCGCTGCGCTTCCACCTGGATGGCGTCATAGTCTTCATCTGCTCGGGCAACAGACCATTTGAGCGCTTGAGGCAGTTCGGTTTCCTGTGCGCGTTCAAGCTCGATGGGTTCGGTGTCTTTTGGTGCTGCCACCAGATCATCAAGCTCAAGGCGTTTGACGGCTCCGCGTCCTCGCATCTTAAAATGCAGGATGCCTTGGCTTTCGACCGCATCAAAGCCGAAGTGACGGGCCAGCACGGAAATTGATGCACGCGGGCTTTGCAAGGCGGAAATCACATAGCCTTCAACGGCACCATAAAGATCCGAGGTGTCGATCAGATCTCCAGACAGCCCAGCTCGCTGGCATAAGTGTTTGACCAGCGCACCAAGACCAACGGCTCCGAGCCTGCCACCCAGCCAGTGACCCAGTTGCCAGTTCTCACCATCTGACCAGACATTGGTAAGCTCTGGGAAGAAGGGGTAAGGCCGGGCATCCCATGTCCAGGCGGAGCAATTGCCAAGGTCCAGCATAGAACCGTTATAGACGCTTGATGTGGGATTGTTGTCTGGCTCTTGCCAATAGCTCAGTGTGGCATTCAAAAAAGCCCGCTGGATGGCATCATCGCGCCAGACACGAGAAAAGTAGGGTGCTTTGGATTCCGATGACTTGGGATCAATGAACACATTGGGCTGGTTGGTGGCGCGGTCTACAGCAGGGCAGCCGAACTCGGTAAACCAGATGGGTTTGCTCTGTGGCACCCAGGCCGTTGGCGTTGTCTCTTCCACACCGCTCGGGCGGTTATAGTGCTGATTGCTCCACCAGCTCTGCAGGTCTTTGTAACGAAACACCCACGGCTTGTTATGCGCGCCATCAGTGATTGGGGTCCTGACCTGAGCAATGCGATCAACATCACTTGCATAAAACCAATCGAAACCTTCGCCGCCGGTAATGTTGCCCTTCAAATAGCCCTGATCGTAGATGTGCGGGTGGATCTGTGCATCGACATGGTCAAAGCCATCACGCCAGTCGGAAAGCGGCATGTAGTTATCAATGCCGACAAAGTCGCAGGCATCAAGAGCCCAGAGCGGATCAAGATGGAAGAAGAGGTCTCCGCTGTCATCTGCCAGCCTGAAGCCGAAATACTCGGACCAATCGGCAGCATAAGAAAGCTTGGTATCTGAACCCAAAACAGCGCGGACATCGCCTAAAAGGCTGCTCCATTGATCGACTGCAGGAAAGCTGTTTGCTGGTCCTCGGACTTGATTAAGAGCCCGCATTTCAGAGCCAATGAGAAACGCATCCACTCCGCCAGCAGCTTTGCAAAGGTGGGCATAGTGCAAGATCATGCGGCGCAGGCCCCAGTCATCAGGTGGCCCCGTCCACGAGACACTGGTTCCGCTCACACCGAAATCACCAATCGTGGCAGAGCCAAACAGCGCAGACACCTGTCCAGTTGCTATTTCGCCTTTGTCTGGCGAGCCAGCAAAGCCAGAGGCAGGAGAGCATGTTATCCTGCCACGCCAGGGATAGGCTGGCTGGCCAACTTTACCGGCATCATCGCTGTAAGGATCAGGCAGGGTGTTGTCTGGTGGATTATCCATCAGGATGAAGGGATAGAAGGTCACTCGCAGGCCGCGTGCCTTGATCTCCTTGACCGCCTCGACAACGGAAAAGTCAGCAGGCGTGCCGCCAAAGACGGGATCGCCTTTGTTATCACGGCTGACCAGAAAAGCATCAGACCGACTGACACCATTCACGTTCCAGGGCGTGCTGGCGTTCTTGGTCGGCTGATCGACACCTGGGTGGATCTTGCAAGTTCCGCATCTGAGATCATCGCCGAACCAGGCAACCACAAGTGAGATACTTTGGATGTTCGGGGCCGAGGCTTGCAGGCGATCTAATGCACCGATGAGATCAGCTTGGGTCGCTTCTGCATTTACGTTGATGCCGGTTGTCTTGGCGCCGCCTTCGGTTTTGGTCACCTGCCGTGTGGCATAGACATATTCGCCGGATGCCGGGATTAGCGTGACGGACTGCAACCGGCCTTCTGGTGTGCCGTCCAACAGTGGGCGAAACACTTCCACCGTGATCTGCGGAATGCGGTTGCCATAGCTTTCCAATAGCAGCTCTTCAAAGACCAGATAGGCTGTGCCGCGATAGGCCGGTGCCGCGTTCATCTTGGCCTTGATGAGGGGATCTGGCTCTTGGGCCTCATCGCCTGCATACCAGCGCCAGGTGACACCTTGCAGATCCATAAGCTCACCATCTGCCCAGATGCGACCAATGCCGGTAAGAACCCCTTCGCACAGTGCGATGGCAAACGAGGCGTAATAGGCGTAGGTGGTTGTGGTGACCTTCGGTCCGCCGCCTTTACCGCCACCTTGGGTCTGTTGGTTGATCTCCTCGCGAAAATCCGTGGCCCAGACGATGTTGCCGCCAATCCTCATGCGGCCAAATACACGGGGGATGACGGCGCCCTCTGTTGAGGTGGTCACCTGCAGGCGATCAAGCCGCTGACCTTCAATGGTTTGGTCGGGAAGTGTTGTGCTGATCAGCCAGCTGTCAATATAGGACCCAGCTGCCGCGCCGATTGCACCACCGATTGTGGCTGCGGTCACGCCAAGAAACGAGCCGCCAATGGCTCCGCCCACGGCGGTGCCAACAGCGCCGAGGACAAGTGTAGCCATGGAAAGCCTCTTTTCTGATCAGTATGGAAATTTTGCTTGGAAGTCAGTTTTTTAGCGAGGGTAGCCGCTATTATCTGGATACCACGAACACTGGTGTTGCCTTTCTTGAGATGACACTTTTAAGTTGATTAAAGTGCTCGATCCGCAAGAGAGAAGTTGTGAAATGACGATTGTGACACCAACAGTTCTTCAACAAGCTCATTCTTATAACGAAGCAAAGGTGCGATATCAGGTCATAGATCCCATTATGCGAAAATTAGGCTATGACGACGGTGGAGAAACCTACATCGAGCTCGAGGAAGAACTTGCCTACCCTTATTTCCACATTGGTCATAAAAGCAAAAAAAAGGATTTACCGTTAGGATTTCCTGACTATAGAGCGGGATTAAAAGGAAGGCGTGGTAGCTTTGTTGTAGAAGCGAAGGCTGCAAAGGTAGATATCTCTGCGGAAGATGTCGAACAAGCACATTCTTATGCTGCACATGCCCAAGTAGGCGCAAACTATTTTGTGCTCTGTGATGGGAATACACTTGTCGTTTATGAAACACTGTCTGGTCCTAACAGCGACCCAATCGTTGATGTACCTCTGGCTGAAATTGACGCAAGATTTCATGAGATTGAAAATATCCTAGGGCCAGAGAGTTTAGCAAAAAACTGTCAGGTTTCTTATGATTTAAACCTTAAACTGTGTGACGGGTTAAGGTCATCCGCTGAGCTCCGTTCAAGAGAATATGAGATCGATAAATGGTCTTTCCATATTTATCAAAATGGTATTGATAAAACGGAAGATTTCAAGAAACTTGCTCCGCAGCTGCAAGACTTAGATGTGCAAATGGAGCAGTTAAGAAGCGATTTTAACCTTAAGATCGAAGAGGGAGCCTTAAAGCGAGATAGAACTGGCAGGATTAGTGCTCAAATTAGTTTCGCTGGTGCGACTAAGAACAATTTGTCTGCCATGAAGCAGCTTGGTATTAATACTCTTACTTTTGCTACAAAGGATGAGTTTCTGTCGCTAGATCGTACTCAGCCGACCGTTTTTGAGACGACAGCAGATTTCTCTCTTGAGCACGGTACGATGTTTCCCCAACTTCTAGGAAGTGCGGTACCAATCGATACAGACCTAGAGGGGGATACGCACACTATCGCTTATCTTTTCAAGGAAGCAGATGCGGTTCTGGGTGATTACCTTTCTACCGCTGTGTATAGAGTTCCACAGTTTGCAAGTTTGGGGCTCAAGTTAGAGTTAAAATTTCAGGGCCGCATATTGATACGCTTGGCATCATAATTGAAAATCTAAACCCAAACGCTAGCCTGCGCCTCCATGCCTCTGTGAGCTGTTGCTCAATAACTCCAACCCGCTCACAGCCATGGATGAAGTGGCTGGCATCACTCATTATTCCGCAGTGCTTGGCGATAGATGTTTCCTTCATCCGAAACAGCAGAATGCAACCGGGTTTGATCTCCTCAAGAGGCACCGGCTGCAGCCATTTCCTCGCCCCTTCTGCCAAAACCTCTATGTCTCCAGTTTCCCCCCAATCCCGTGTGTAGGGCGGGATCACGGTGGGTTCATCGCCGATGACCTCGCGCCAAACACCGCGAATGAGCCCAAGACAGTCGCAGCCCACCCCGCGAACACTTGCCTGATCGTGATAGGGTGTGCCGACCCAGCGCCACGCTGCTGAGATGATGCGCTCTGCCTGGTCTTTGCTCACAACGGCTCGCCCTTGTGTCCCCGGCTGGTGGCGGCATAGCGGATCAGCGTGTCATTGCCGGGAATGTGCGGGAAGCCGCGATAGTTATCGCCGTTGCTGAACTTTTCCAGACAAGTTTGCCAGAGCTTGTCACAGCCGGCCTTAATCTGGAAAGTATCTCCAATAGTAAACCGTCGCACCGGCGCTTCCAGCAATGTGATGATGGTAACGCCAGAGATGATCTCATGGCGGGAGACTTCTACCTGCCGATCTTGGTTCTCGCCACTCTGCCAGTTAAGCAGGCCAAGAGCAAACCAGTCAGCTGCAAATTCATCTAAGCCAGAGACGACAAAGCCACGATCGCTGATGAGGCTGGTGACGGTGCCGGTAGCGCTAAGTTCAGGCGCTTCCAGATTGACTTTGCAGCGGTTGTCACCAAGGGCTGCATCGCAGGCATTCTGGAAAGTGCGACCCACGCTTTGCTCCAGCACATGGGCCATGCTGCGCACCTCGGCAACAAAGGCGGTTTTGCCGCGTCGTATCTGGCCGATGGATCCACGTCGCATCAGAACCCTTTCCTCAGGGTTCTGCCAGTTGACGCGCCAGACTTCCACACTGGCATTGTCCCAAAGCCCGGCAAAGATATCGGTCTCGGAGATATGGTCGGAAGACAGCACCCCTTCGGCTTCCTGTGCATCCACGGCAAGATCGGATGAGGCGCGTAGTTCTGATGGGATGAGCCCGGTCTCCGGTTCAAAGCTGGTGCCATCAAACTGAAGTGTCAGATCATGATCGGTAAAGCCAAAGACCACACCGTCTTTGCGGATCAGCCGCCAGCACCAACTCAGTGTGGTGGAGCCACTGGCAAGGAGAGTTGCGAGGCCTTCGACAAGCTTCTTCATGACTGTTAGGTGTCCCGAACTTCAATTAGTGGAATGGAGGTGATGGACCCAAGGCGCTCCAGGTCTAGCGTGATGTCGATGCTGTCGGTGTCAAAGCGGCAGGGCACATCGAACTCAAAGCCGGCGGTGATAATAGTTCCTGAAGCTGGGGCGCTATTGAAGTTGATGAGCCCGGTGGCAAGGTCAGCTGTCCAGCCGCTGGTTTGCTCTGTCCCGTTCACCGCAACCCGGATGCTGCCAGCCTCCGGCTTCGTGATGGTGCGCCAGTACCCAAGCGCCACTGTGCCGTAGAGCTTGCGCAACTGGAACTTGGTCTGTGTCCCATCGCCAACGCCCAACTGCTGATCCAGTGGCGTAATGGCTTTCGAGGGCAGGGCGCTTTTATAGTCTGCCCAATCCTTGAAACGGAAGGCATAGAGCCGACCATTGCGTGCTTCAAAGAAGGCAATGACCTCCTGTAGCTGATCATTGCTGCGAATGCCAAAGGCCACATCATATTCACGCCGGGAGTTGGCCCAGGAGGCATTACGCTCCTCATTTCCAGAGTAAAGCTCAACCACTTGCGTGCGGCGGCGCGGTCCACCGCGGGCTCCGCGGCTGATCTTCTCCGGGAACCGCACATCATGAAAGACCATTAAAGCCCTCGGCGACCGCGAGCCACCACCCGCTGAATGTCAGCTGCCACCTGTGTTCTGGATTGGCGAAAGGACTCTGCATCGCGGGTTTCGATATTGACGATAACGGGCGGCATAGATTGTTGTTGCTGCTGCCTGCCACCTCTGAACTCATCAATGATCCGCTCTTGCGGATGCATCAGCGCGAGGAACCCGCCGCGGCCATCAAGCCCGCCGGTGCGCGGGGCCGAGCCCGTATGCCCACCACCCGCAAAGCTTGTTGTCGGCGTCAGGAGCGACTTGAAGAAGCCGGATAATAGGGTCTGCAGGCCACCTGATGGATTGCTCAAGCCGCCGGAAAGACCCGAGGCAATGGGGCCAAAGATAAAGCGCCGGGCTGCCAGCTTTGCCATATCGGCAATCAGCGAGGTGATGAGGCTTTTGAACTCCAGCTTGCCGGTTTGAACGAAGTTGGCAATGGCTTGCTCGCCATCGGAGAATACTTTGACAATGCGATCGCCAAAGGCAGCGCCAATATCGCGGGCACTGGCCACATAGGCCTCGATTGATGCAAGAGCAGCTTCCCATCCGGTCTTAGCATCCTCTGCAGCTTTTTTGACTGCCTTGCCGGTTTTATCTGCCGTCTCCGCGATGCGGTTGAGGGCATTTTGAACAGCGCGGGTTTTGATGGCAGAAAACAGCTCACCCATGGGATCTTGCTTTGAGATCTCGCGAACGCGCTCATCTAGGGCTCTGGAAGCTGCTGCCACTTGGTCTGCATAAGGATTGGCGATCTGCCCAATCTGGACGGTTGGTAGCTCACCAACGCGGAAATTCTCATCAAGGCCGGGAATATTAGAAAGCACCCGGTCGGCGGCCCGACTTAGCGTGTTGAGGCTCTGGGTGGTTTTGCGGATCATTAGGTTGATGCCGCGGATGACTGCATTGGTGGCTCCGATCATCAGAGCAGCAAAGGCAGCTGGCAATTGCTCCCAGATGGTGGTGACGATCTCATAAGTGATCTTCATCTCGTTGATGATGAAGTTACCTGTTGCTTTGGTGGCAGCCACCACACGGGTCCAGGCCGCTTCAAACCACGGAGCAATCGCATTGATGAGAGGAGCGACCAGCGCATTAAACCCATCCCGGATGAGCTGCCAGACGGCAAGCAGTGTATCGCCCATGGTGACTGAAGTCTCAGTGGTCTGATTGATCTCATAGGTCAGGCCAGCAAAGGCAGCTGTTACCACACCCACGGCAACAGCCACTGGCCAGAACCTGCGTGCCACACCGACAAGAAGGGATCTTAGATCTTTGAAAGCTCCAGAGACGCCGCCATTACCAAAACCATAGATCTGGGCAATCTGCGTGCCTTGCTGGGCCAGCACCAGAAACGGGTTTTGCCCACCAGCCAGCGAGACACCAATATCATTCACCTGAAAGAACATCTGCTGCAGGCGCAAGGTTGCGCCTCGCGATGCGCGGGCCATACGAGTGATAGCCGTTGTCCGGTTCTTAAGGGCAGCGATACTTTGCAAGGTCTCGCTGCGCTCACGGGCAATGGCAGCTGTCATCTCATTTGCAGAAAGCGCGCCTTCCAGATGGGCGGCTTTAATCTCTGAGATGGCTTGCCGGTATCTGCGGATCACACCAAAGACAGGATTATACCGGGCCCGCAGATCATCCAGCGCCTGGCCTTGGGCCAGAAACTCTGCTGTGGTCTTGCCAATCGCGGGTGTCACACCGCTCATGCGGTTGATCTGATCAATCAGCGGTGTGGTGGCTGTTGCCGTTGCTCTGAGGGCATTGGCTGAACGGGCGGCTTTAGCGGCGAGCTGTTCCAATTGTTCCCGGCCTCTGGCAACAGCCAGGGAGACCTCATCAAGTCCCGCATTAGCAACCTCGCTGGCCGATCCGATCTGGGTAAGAGCCGCGCTGCCAGTCTTGCCGATGGCAACCAGTTCATCTTTGAGGGCTTTACCACCAATCGCTGCCAGCCTGACAGAGACCTTGCGTTCAACCATCTGCCTGCAGCCTCTCGTTAATCTTGGCACATGCGATCTGCTCGATCTCGGGCAGGATCAAAGCTGCCAGATATGGATTGGCATCAAGATTATCAGCAAGCTTTAAGGCAGCTCCCATGTCCCAGCCCAGAACCACATAGCCGTTCATGGTGGAGATGGTGCGCACCTGACCGCCCAGTCTCATGACGACCTGCCAGAGCCGTCTGCCGTCTTGGGTTTGCGGCTGGTTTTGTTTTTGTGGGCAGTCTTTGCATTTACTGGGGCACGCGCTGCAATATTCTGCGCCGCCGCTGAAGTGCCACTCAGCAAGGGCGCAGAGACGTTTTTTTCTTCAAGTATACCTTTATCCACCTGAAGCCAATATTGCATGTAATAAAGCAACCACGCATCGGCGACTTGTGGATGCCTCAAAAATGCTTCGATGTGGTCAGGTGTCAACTTTGCCTTAACGCCTGAATCTTCTTCCACACCTTCCCAGTCACGAATGACTTGCTGTGCAACGACTAGGGACAGAACACGGGCAAGCCTGGTGGCTTTGCCGGGCTCGATCACTTCAGATAGTACTTCATCACCGGCAAGAGCTGTCAATCGGTCATCGTCACGGGCGGCATCCATGATGTCGGTGACGGCAGGATCGGCCAGCACCCGAATGCCAGCTTCGGGGATGAGGTCATACCATTTGGGCTCTAAACTGAGATCAAGGCGCATGGCAGTCTCCTTGCCGCGTTTTCCCGAAAAGTGGGGCCGGTTTTCGGATAAGAAAACGATCTAAACAGATGGGTTATCATAGGAAGCAACATCATTTTGAAGCGTGGCGGTTGCCATTCGGCCCAGCGTCTCGTCACGGGCCGCTTGCCAGGCAAAGCTCACTTGAACTCCGCCAGGTCCCTCAATGGCAAGCTTAGGCTTGGGCAAGTAGACTGCATGAGCGACAAGCTCAAAGCTGGTGTCACTGCCCAGCGCATAGCGGAAACTCAGTTTGCACGGATCTCCAGAAAGGGCTTGAGACAAAAGCGTCTGGTCAGCAAAGCGCACATCAATGGTACCAGACAGCATGGCCATGGCGGGATCTGCGCCATCAATCATGCCATCTCCGCGGATGGTCTCGATGGGCTCCAGATTGTTGGTATAGGTGATCTGGCCAGAAGTGATGTTGCCGAGCTGCACATCATTGCGCAGGATGGAGCCGCTAAACGAGCCAAACCGCTTGAGAGGCAGTTGCTCCAGATCACCGGTGCTCGAAGTGGTGCCAGTAACCTCACCCTGAGCAATCAGGTTGAGGGTGGCCGTTACCAAGCCTGAGCGCTGCATGGTCCAGTTGATGGAGTTGGCCCTGCATCCGGTGTTCATGGCAAAGTAGGGCACATCGGGCATGCCCACCTCAATGGCAAGACTGGGCAGGTCCCACTTACCACTTTGAAACTCATGCGAGTAGGGCACTGCGGAACCCGTTGTTTCCGGCTCGCCGAACAGCGCCTTTAGCCAGATGCCAAGATAGCGCACATCAATGGGCACGCTGATATCGCCTTCCGTGGTGATGGCGTCTTTGACGGGCGGGTAGGGATCACGGCCCTGGCCCAACAACTCGCTTTCCAGTAAGGGTTGTTCGCTGCCAAGGTTGGAACTGGCGAAGGGTATTATCCAATAAGAACCTGCTGCAGGGGCTGTGCCATAGGTTGCTTCAAAGGCCGCAGCTATCACAGAGCGGGCACCTTGGGCGCGGGCCATGGGTATTCCTTTCTAAGCTAGAGGATCGGCGGAGGCGTAGATCAATTTGATGGTGATGCTGGCAGCCTTGACGGCCTCGGTGCCTTCCAAAGCCAGATCAATGGGAGCAGGAGCTCCAGCCTCCAAATAATCGCACAGACCACCAAGACTTCTATCTGAAGCAATGGCAGCACCTACTGTCTGTTTCAGCGCATCAAAGTTGGCATCCCGCGCTTCAGCCTTTCGTGCTTCCACCAGCAGATCAACTTCTGCGCGGTGTTCATAAAGGTATGAGGGCGGTGACAGCGTGACCTGCGGTTCTCCGGGATCACCATCACGCAGGATCAAGATGCCTGCCTCGGAAATGCGTTCAGGATAGGCTTCATTGCGCAGAAGTTTAGCACCCTCAGGCGTGTTGCTTTGCAGCATCTGAAACAAAGCCCTCAACACTTGTTCTGAGGTGCTGGAGCTCATCAGCGGTCCTTCCAGTTAGCAACAATGAGGCCGGGCAATCGGCTTTCCCAAAGTTCGGTGTCATGGTTCAAATCCAGACGCTTCTTGAGTTTGACTTGCGGCACCAGCAAAAACACCGGAACGGTCTGCGCACCGGTCAGGATACCGTCCTTACGGCGCCGGCCACCTTTCTTGCCAATGCGTCCGCGTTTGGTGAAGCGGGCGTCCTCTGCCACCAACAGGGAAGGTTGGCCACGCCGATAGACAAAGCGCAGGCGAATACCGGTGCGTCGCTCAAAGCCGCCCGGCGTAATGCGCTTGTTTTGCGGCCCGCGCATCTTGGCGGCAAGGCCTATGGGAATGGCAAGCCAGAAGCCTTCCTTGGATCTGATGAGAACACCGCGATCATGGGCATCCACCACTTTGCTGGCACGGCTATAAACCAGACTGGCAGCTTTAAGGCTTGTTCCTCGTGTCGGGTAGCTCTGCTGGCGGATCGTTCGGGCCAGCCTGGTGCCAAGGCCCGAGGTTTGGATCTGGGAACGCCAGTCGTCTTTAAGGCCCTTGCCAGCAGTGCGAATGCCTTTGGTGACAGCGTTCTCGGCAAGCTCCAGCTCTTTTACCATCAGGTCTTCTGGAGAACCCTTGACCTTGACGAGAAGCTTCATGAGTCTGCGGCTTCGCCTTGCCAGATGAGTTGTTCACGGTCCAGGGCTGGCTCGCCGGTCAGCTCATAGATCTGTTCCGAGAGGGTTCCGTCTTCGGCTAAAAGTTCGAAGGTATCGTCCTTGGAGAGTTCTGGGACTTCGATCACCCGTACATCAATGAACATGGCATCTTGTCGAAACCTGCCGCCATTGAACTGCTGTAGGGCATCGGGGGAGCGTAGGATAATGCGCACCGGCTGGCCATTGCCTCGACCTTGCCTGCGATAAAGCGCAGTGCGGGCCATGCTGTCATCGGCAAAGATCAGATCGATCGCCGAGGCAAAAAACTCCATCAGCCAAAGGAGCCGTTAAGGCGGACCTTGCCGAGAATGTCTGCTGCGCCGCCACCGACAGCTTCCGTTGCAGTGCCGATGAGCGTGTTATCTGTAGCAACATTGGTGCAGTGTTTGGCTGTGTTGTCCCAATAGACAGCGGCGCCCAGGCTCCACGCCTCAGACGGCGCTTTGGCGAGCTCATAGGTGCCCACAAGGTTCAGTATACCGCTTGCGTTCTCCGCGATGTCGCCGGCGGCAACGCCAAAGATTGTGCCGAGTAAGGCGCCGCTGCCGGAGCTAATCGGTGCGCCTGTGTCATTGGTGAACGTAAGTGTATTTCCCTGAGAGATGAAGTTCTTCATAGGTAGGCCTTTGATGTGGATTTCGTTGATGCGAGAGTGAGCGTTGAGATACAACTAAGTAAGCAGGTTCTGGGCGGTAGAAATGGCGCTAGACTATGACTTAGACAAAAGCTGGCTGGCCGTCTCAGATGCCGATTGCTTTTTGGTCTATGTTGGGCGCTGGGGGAAGAAATATGATCGTCACATCGTTGTTAGCTATTGCGTTATTATTTTCGCTAGCGGGTATCATCTATCCCTTCAAGCCTTTCAAGAGAAGGTGGCGCGCCTTGTTTTCTTCTATCCTTTGCTTTGTGCTTGTCGGTGTGTTTGCACCTAAACCAGATGAACCTGAAACACAGTCAGGAGAAGCCAAGAGAGAGCAATCGATAGGGCCTGAAAAGAATGAAAAATACTGGGTGGTCTCAAAGCGGTTGAACCGTAGAACATGTCCTTCTGTAGATTGCGGAGTAGTCGGTCAGTTCTTTTTCCGTGAGGCAGCAATGGTTCTGGAAACGAAAAGTGGTTGGGCTCGAGTTACAGAACCTTATGATGCCTTCTGTGTTGATGGGCAGAGTAAGTATGTCGATGCGGGGAATGCTTTTTGCAATTCTTCAAATGGTATAACTGATGGTGCTTTCTCTGAATGGGTTTCTGCAGAATTCCTGTCTCAAGATCGCCCACCTGATCCTGCTGCGGATGCGTCGGGCGTCGAAAAGCTAGTTGCAGGTTCAGATGATTTTGCTCAGTACAGAACTATGTTCACAAAAGCTGCTCAATCCTTGATTGAGCAACGTCGATGCACGGAACAAGACTTTCAAGAAATGGGTGGATGGGTGAAGTCTTCAAACCATCGGAGAAAACCCATTTACTTCACTTATTGTGGGGGAGGTTCCGTCGCAAATCGGCTTTATCTCAATGCTACTTCGGGGGAAGTATTTCGCTAAACGAACCCCTCTGATCAACATAGCCTTGTAAATCCCTGCATCCGGCTCAAGAGGAGCTGGGTAGAGCCGGGTGCAGGTTGTCCTGATAAGGTGCGGGGTCTTATCAGGATTTAAGAGGAAGCCGCGCCGGGGTTCTTGTAGAGCCCGCGATGATCAATGGCCTTAGCAGCAAAATCATGCCGGGCCTTGAGCTCGATGCCATCCACCTCAAAGCCACTTCGGGTTTCTGTAAAGACGCCTTCCTGCCCTTCCAGATAGGCAAACTCCACCGTATCAATGCGCGCTGGATCAGCTGTCAGGAACCAGGGATCCTGACCTGATGCCGGGATCAAACGGGGCTCTTCGATAGGCTCCAGGCGTCCAGCGTAAGCATTGACGTCTGAAGTGTTGGCCGGTGTGGTTGCGGTGATCTGCTTGCGCGCTTCTACCGAGCGGGGGCCAGGCGGGGTAATGATGTAGCGTGGCTGAACTGAGATCAGCCTGCCTTCCAGTCCCTTATGCAAGCCAAAGGCCCGATAGGCAGCCGTTAGCGACGTTTCATCAATTCTGGCCGCTGCGCCCAGATTGTTATGCTTTGCATGGAACAGCGCTGTGCCATCTTGCATCACCGGATTGTCCTTAAGGATGGCGTAAACGATATCGCTTTCAAGATCAGCAGCGGAGGCTCCAAAGGAGCGTGGGATGCGGGTAAAGGCATCCAGATCATCATTGATCAAGGCCTGCCGGGTGATGGCAATGATCTTGCCATAGGTGGCCAGCGCATAGACTTCCTTGCCTTCACCCATTGTGCCGTATTGAAACTCGCCGGATTCCAGCACTTTTTCAAGATCCGGCGCGCCGCCAAGCTGGGTGCGCTGTACCGGTTTAAAATCAACGATGGTTGTGCGCCGTGCCCAGGGGCGGAAGGTGCGCGGGGTGCTGTCATAAGCATCACGCAAAGTTTTACCGGCTACATTGGCAAGGATCGCTGGGAAATCTGAGGTGGCGTGATAGCCGGCTGAACGCATGGCAAAGGCGGCGGTGGCCAGCTCCATCTTGCTCATGCCAAGCGTGCTTAGACCGCGTCGTTCCAAAGCATTGCGAGCCAACTCCAACAGCGTCATGCCGCGGAACTGTCTGGCCTCGTCACTGAGCTTGGTGAGATCGGGCGAGGCCCGGTGTTGCAAAGCATTGGTGAGTGCATCACGGTAGCTGATCTCGTGTGTGTCCTGACCGCGTGCCTCAGCTGGTGCAGGTTCTGAGGTTTTGCCTTTTAAAGGATCGGCTTCATAGATCTTGTCGAGGATTTCGGAGCGGGCGGCCTCTAGAGAAACCCCACGGGTAATCAGATCATCAGCAAAGCTCTCTTCCAGTTTATGACGCCGGCACAGCTGTGTGATGGTGCTGGCGCGAGTGCGTTCCTCTACACGAACGCTCTCAGTGTCAAGTGTGGCCTCTGTCGTTGATGAAGGCGAGGTTGCTTGCTCCTGTGGTTTAAGAGGATTGGTTCTTACCGTATCTGGTGCAGGTTTGTCATTGGGCGTATCTGGCATCACGGACTCCTTGGAGGGCGACGAGAGGGTCAAGTTGCGAACAAGCGTGCAGGGACTGAACGAAGGCGCTATCTCATTTGAGCTTCGGGTTTGCGCGCCCGGATCAGCGGGAATAGCGACTGCTGAGACTTCCAGAGGCTCCCAGTCGGTGGCACGCCAGAGTTCACGTTTGCCTTCTTGTGCTGTGATCTCATAAGTGTGGACGCGGTAGCCAACGGAAACACTGCGCACGGTGCCTTCCAGGATACGCTGGACAATGCCTGAGGCATCAGGTGCGTCTGTCAGCCGGATGGTGGCAAAGCCTTTCCCGTCTTGAAGACGCACGGAGCCTGGAACAACAGAACCAAGCACATTCTCCAGACGCCAGGCATTGTGGGAATTGAGGAACGGAGCACCGGCATCCAGCCTGCCAAGGCGAACGGACCTCTCATCAACCTGAAGCTCTTCGTCGTATTCGACAAGCTCATCCCAACCTTCCCAGCGCATGCGCTGGACGGTGGCACCCGTGGTCCAGACGATCTGGATGGTGCGTGCCTCACGATCCACGCTATCTGTGCGCACTTCTGCAGCCCGCCCCAAAAGCGGCAGGCCTAACGTTTGCTCTGGCATCAGGTTTCGTCCTTTTGGGAGCTGCTGGATGGTTCTGCTTGCGGGCCCGTTTCGAGTTCAGCTTGTGCAAGGCCGGCACGGGACACCTTGCGTGGATCGCTGTCGAGAACCAGGCCGAGGTTGTCGGTCTCGATAAGGAAGGCAGCTTGTTCTTCCACCACCTCGCGCGGATCATAGCCGCGCTTGGCGATCTGCTGGGGCAGGGAGGTGAAGCCTGATCTGGTCTCTATAAGATCGGTTTCAGCATCCTGCTTGGGATTGACGCTTTCAAACTTGGGCGGTGCCCATTCAGCTGGTACGTCCAGCGTATCAATGAGCCCGGCGGTGTAAGCGGCCTCAACAAACCAGATCCAAATGTGCTCGCAGAACATCGGGATGATGATGTGCCATTGTACCTGATCGACCATACGGCGGAACTCGTTGAGGCCTGCCCGGTTGGAGGAGAAGTTCGCCTGACTGAGGTCACCCGTCATCAGCGCATATGGCACCCGGAAACCGGAGGCGATGATATGCATCTGCACCCGGTTCCATTCGGCAATACCGCCAGAATGGCCCGGTGTGTTAAAGCGAATGTCCTTGCCGCCCCGCGCATAGGCGATCATACCGGGAGAGAACTGTTCGATCTGGTTGCCGTCAACATCTTCCACCGTGGGTGCAACAGAGGCCCCGCCATCGCCGTCCTCGCCCAGCACCACGCCGACCAGGCAAGCTTCGGTTTTCTTGCGCACCATTTCAGCAAGCTGCCAGTCACCGAGATCGCGCAGTGCTGTCATGGCCGGCGTTCCCCAGGGCACGCCTCGTGACTGCACGCGCTGACGCTCAAACAGATGTGCCACCATGTCTGCCGGTATGCGAATGGATTCCAACCGGCGCGTGAAGGCAGAGGTGGTGTCTCCCGGATGATCTGGAAACATCCAATAAGCGGTCCGCCTGCCAGCCTTGTCGTATTCAATGCCCTGCCGGATAGAATTGTCTTTGGCTTCACTCAGCCGGGAGGTATCCAGGTGGTCGGCCTCGCGAAGCTCAATCTGCAAGGGCACCTTGCCTTTGGAGCTGCGCTGAGGGCGTTTGAGGGCAAAGACCTCACCGCCTTCAATCATCTCACGCACGGCCAGGCTCAAGAGCCCATGAAAGTCCGTATGACCATGGGCATCGCAAGCCTTTGCCCATTCGTTCCAAAGCTTGTCGATCTTCTTGTTGCGCGCTTTGTTGGATGTGGCCGCCCGTGGCCTTATGCCGGGGCCAACCATGTTGTTGACGAGCACCTGAACCGCTTGGGCTGCCAGTGGATTGTTGCGGACAAGATCACGCATGCGGTCGCGCAGAAGACCGCCTGCTGCTGTGATCTCACTGTCAGCTGCTGTATTACTGGAGCGCCAGCCGTCGCTCAATCTACCCTTTTGCGCGCCTTCATACAGTCGGCGTAAATTGGCAAGGGTTGCTCGGCTGGCATAGCGCTTTGCGGCGCGAGTTGGTGAAAACAGAGCCAGCGCCCGATCACTCCAGGTAAAGGATACCTGCACCGACTTCGTTCTCATCGGATCTCCCGGGTGAACCGAACAAAGCCTGCCACTGGCTTTTTCTTACCATTTGAGGCGGAGATCTCAGCTTCAATGATGCGAATGCGGGTAAGCAGCTGGGCACCGCTGTCATACTCAACTGTCTTGCCTTCATAAGAAACACGGGTGGCACCAGCTGCATAGGCTTTCTTCAGGGCAGCCAATTCTGCTGGCGTCCAGCTCATTTGAACCAGTTCCTCTGTTGTTTCCCAAACCAGGTGTTCTGCTTGGCCTTGCGGGAGCGTCGCTGGCGGCGCGGTTGGCCCGCAGGTTCTGGGGCAGATTGCTGCGCTTGCTTGAGCTGGGCTTCCAGGTCCTGCCAGCGGCTTTCATCCCAGCGATCGATGCCCAGCAGCCAGGCGACCGCGCGGGCATAGACGCGGCAATCCAATGCCTCATTACGTTCACGGGTTTTGACCCATTCTGATTTGGCAAAGCCGGTGCGCTTGTTCTTGCGCTGAACCAGCTGCTCTGCAGTTATCTGCTTGAACCATTCAGTACTGACGCCCTGACCCACATGGATGAAACCATCGGAATAGGCTTTGCCAAGGGCAAGATCTTCGTCGGTGGGCACATTCAAGCGGAAATAGCGATAGGTCTCCAGCTTGAAGACGGAAACCGCCACATTCCAAAGAGCCACTCCGCGGGAGATTTTGCGCCCGCCCTCAGTCACGTCCACATAGCTTGGCCCATCAACAGGGGCTATGCGGTCAAACCCGCCGCGGCCCTTCAAGGCGATCACCTGGCCGCGACCCATCTTGCGCACCCAAGCATAAACGGAATCCACCCCCATGTCCGTCGCCCGTATCAATGCCCACACGGGCAACGGACATGGGTACGCCGCTTTCATGAGGCCAGGTGCTGGCACAAAGCTCTGTGAGCTCATCCCACACATTCTCGCTGAAAACATCGCCATCCAGCGTGATGTGATCGATAAGCCAGCTTATTCCGCCTCTGCCCCAGGCCCAGACATCTGCTTCCAGACGTCCGGTACGCTGTACATCAACGCCCATGGTGAGCACCAATCCGCCATGTGGGACCGTGCCAAGTTTGAAGGTCTCGCGGCGCTCATAGAGCTTTTGCCAGTCCGGCGCTTCGCCTTGTTCTTCCCAGGTCTCGCCCAGAGTGGTGTTCTTGAACGCCTTGAGCAGCGCATCCTTGCCCTGGGCTGCTTCCCAGGAGCGGGCAATCGCCTCCCAGGACAGCCAGCCAATGGGCGAATAAAGCCCCGAGATATGAAACCCGACAATACCAGCCTCATGGGCTTTGCGGATGAGTTCCGGATCTGCGGTCGGCTGCCAACACGCACGGTTCTCAGGATCCATCATCCATGTCTTAAAGCGTTCCTCGATTGGCTGGTCGCAATGCTCACAAAGATACCGCACCGAGCGCGGGATACCCCAATCCCACTTGAGGCGTTCGAACTTTAGAACCTGGAGGCCCAGACAATGGGGGCAGGGGACAAAGTAGCGGTTCTGGTCAGAAAGCTCGAACTCCGCTTCGATGCGCGAGGCCCCTTTAATGGTTGGCGTGGACGAGATGTAGATCTTCTTGCGCCGACCAAACGTATGGGTGCGTGCTTCCGCCAAGGTGACTGGGTCACCTTCCTCATCCAGATCATCCTTGTAAGCGTCCACCTCATCCAGGTGCACATAGCGGATTGGCATAGAGCGAAGACCTGCCGCCGAGTTGCCGCCAGCAATGAAGAGATGCCCGCCAGGATAGCTTTTCTCCAGCTGCGTGTTGCCGCTGTCGCGTGACTTGGCCGGGGCCACGATCTCCCGAATGGTAGGTGTTGCCTCAATCATCGGATCCACCCGCTGGCGGGAGAACCGCTTGGCAGTGGTCTCATTGGCTTGCACGGCTAAAAACGGAGCGGGCGCCACCTCCATGGTGTGCCCGATCCAGTTGATGCCGGCCTCCGTCGCGCCAACCTGAGCGGATTTGGCAAAGATGATCTTCTGAGCCCAGTGACTGGGCGAGAGCGCATCCATAATGGCGCGCATGAACGGCGTGCGCGAACTTGCATATTTGCCAGGCTCTGCTGCGCCCTTTGAGGACAGATAGCGTTTGGCATCAGCCCACTGCGTAACCGTAAGGGCTGGATCTGGTGCCAGTCCCGAAAGCCAGGCGGTTTGAATGTCACTTGTGCCCTGATACTCACCCACCGAGCTCTATCTTGATTTCCGAAAGCCGGGCTAAGTGATCGCGAATAACCTCATCAAGCAGCAACTCCATCTTGTGGGCATCGACGCCCAGCTCCGCTGCCATATTGGCGGCAATGCGGGCCGGCAGCTGCAGCCAGGAATCCCGTTCCTTACGGGCCAGATCGAACACATGGTTCACCGCCGCACGACGATCAATGAGCTCACCCTTAAGCTGTTGCAGAAGCAGTTTGGAGCGTTGTGCCTTCAACGCTTCATTGGCTGCCCGCGCCTTGGCGTAGGTGATGCCTTGCGAACCACCAATTGGATCGGATCCTTCGGGAATTGAAGGGGTGGTAGACGGCTTGGTCGGTTGCCGCTCCGAGCTCTTGGGCTGTCTGCGTTTCGCGCTGTCTGTTGATGCCGCCCACTGCGCATCCGCTTTAGCTGGATCAATGCTGCCATCAGCTTCAATGGTGATCCTGCCTGATTGGATTGCCTTGCGAACGGCGGATTCTCCTCCGCCAGATAAACCCAAAGCTTTACGGTGGGCAGCATAAGCACGTCGTGATAGTCCCATGTATCAGGTCCATAACTGTTCAATTTCATCGAGCGAGACGGTAACGTCCTGCTCGGGGCGTTGCTGCGGTGAGGTATGTTTGACCTTCTGCTCCTCTGAAGCTTCGATATAACGATCATAGACCGCCTGAATGATTGCCTTGTTGTCTTGGGAACGTGCTGATTGTTCCCACAGGGCATCAAACCAGCTTGTGTAGAACGCAGTCACTTTGTCATCCACGTCAATGTCGAACTGCTCGGTGCGCAAGTTCTTGTTGAGGTTCATAGAGGAGCGCATCACTGCTTGACCGCACTTGCCGGAGACAATCACCACCTTGGCGTGGACCGACAGACAGCGGAACGCATCAACGCCCAGCTTCTCGATAAGGGGTCCTGCAAACTTAGGCGATTTCTCAAAAGTGCCACGATCAAGAAGGACGCGGATATTTTTGATCCGGCCTTCCATCTGGATCTGGCGGGTGCGTTCCACGTCATAGATCCCAGTGGTCCAGGTCGAGATGCGTACATCTGCGGGACCTAGTTCTGAGACCATGTGCTCCATGGCATCTATTGCGGAGAATTGTCCTGCAGTAAGCCCTGTGATCTGCAGCCCTGGTTCCAACGGGCCGATCAGAGCTGCCGCACTTGCCGTCCGATGAATTACGGTGCGGGTTGCTTTGGATGCATATCTTAGCGCGCGTGGGCGTCCCTTGCCTTTAACCATCTGTGCTCGCCAGTGTTCTGATTTCGTCAAAGCTGCGGCCATCGCCGGCAAGCGTTGCTTGTCTGCCGGTGTATTCTTGCCAGCGAGCAACGATCACATCGCAGTATTGGGGATCAAGTTCCATCAGCCGTGCTTTGCGCCCTAGCTTTTCGCAGGCAATTAACGTGGAACCTGAGCCACCAAAGGGATCCAGCACAAGATCGCCATGCTTGGTTGAGTTCTCCAGCATTTGCTGGATGAGAGAGACTGGCTTCATGGTCGGGTGTTCAGCGCTTCTGACCGGTTTATCGTGATGGATGACGGTGCTGTCGAGCGAGCGCATGGATATGTTTTCGCCTTCAACGACGATCACTTGATCTCCCAGATCAATTTGCAGACTGTCGTCCGGCATCACCCGCAGGAATTTGCCGTCCGCTTCAAAAACGGTGGTGTTGGTGCGTCCACCATACCAGCTATGAGATGCGCCCAGTTTCCAGCCGTAAAGGATGGGCTCGTGGCGCCATTGATAGTCAGCATGCCCAATCACCAAAGCGGGCTTGATCCAGATGAGGCAGCTAGAAAGCTTAAATCCAGCTTGCACAAAAGCCCGGCGGAAGCTGACACCCTCGGTTTCGGAATGCGCCACATAGATGGGTGCTCCTGCTCGCATGACAGCTGAGGTGCAGGAAAAAGCATCTAGCAGGAATTCACGGAACGCGCCTTTACTGAGATTGTCGTTCTTAATCTTTCCTGCCGCGCTTTCGTAATTGACGTTGTAGGGCGGGTCGGTCCAAACCCCATCGGCCTGTTCTCCGTCGCACAGCGCGTTCATGTGATCCGAAGAGGTGCTGTCACCGCACATGAGGCGGTGCTCACCTAACTGCCAGATGCAACCAGGAACCGAAGCGTGTACCGGCTCAGGTGAGGGAATATGATCCTCGTCACCAGGTGGAGGCGGTGGAGTGTCTTCACTTCCAAATCCCAGAAGATCGCCAAGTTCCTCATCGGAAAACCCCAGTACATCCAGATCGAAGCTGTCATCGCTAAGTGCTGCCAATTCTTCGCGGAGCAGGGCTTCGTCCCAGCCTGCGTTCTCCGCGATCCTGTTATCGGCAATGATCAAGGCTCGCTGCTGCACCTCAGACAGATGCGCTAATCGGATAACAGGGACTTGCTCGAGCTCCAGTCTTTGCGCTGCCAGCAAACGCCCGTGGCCAGCGATAATATCGTTCTCAGCGCCGACTAGGATCGGGTTGGTAAAGCCGAACTCTGCGATGGAACTTGCAATCTGGGTGATCTGCCAATCGGGATGTGTTCGTGCGTTGCGGGCATAGGGGACCAGCATCGCAATCGACATCATCTCGACTTGCAAAGAGTAACTCCTGTTGTTTGGGTGCGAACCATGGAAGTCAGGGTGCGCACCCGAGTAGCTAAAGTGCGCACCTAAGATGCGCACCCAAAACTGAAGGTGCGCACCCTGAGGAGATGGGGTCGACCGAACCCCAGTGAGGTGAAAACTAATCGCCTCAGTAGGTTATTGTTGCTGTGTTGCAGTGCGAAGTTTGCCAAGTGCGCACCTGCGCACCCCAACTGCGCACCCAAAATTTTCCGCTGCAACTAGCGATCTGGTGCGCAAAGCCCCACCGCATACGATTGCGGCCCGGAAGGACCCAAAAGTCGGGGTAGGGGATGCATGGTATGGGATTGTGCCGAGGATATTGCACGGCTTGACTGCGATTGGAGGAGGAGACCGCAGCTCCACTGAGCATAGCGATAATCTGCCTGAACCAGCCCGTTTCTGTCGCGCCAGAAGTGCAGGGTCATTTGTTGGGGTACGCGGTAGGACGCAGTTGAACCCAGCCCAAAGCGGTCGCGAGACGATAGCAGCCGGGACTGGACGGCACCGGCAAGCAAGAGGCCTCTTGTTTTACAACGCGCGCTAGCCACACTTCGCAGGCACCAAGATACACACGAGATTAGCGGTATGACACCTATAAGCCCTTGATTGTGAGGACGGGTATGGCATTGCGCGGTACCTGAATAGGCGCGGGCAGGCCATGTGTAAAGGGCACAAGCGACGAGAGGAGCAAGCGCCATGCACGTGAACTACATCTACACCGAACACCCCCAATGGGGGACGGAAATCCTACGCTACACAAACGAGGAAATGCGCGAGGTCTTCGGTGACAAGCTCACTGAGGAAATCTGGGCCGGCAAGATTATCCTGCACAAGGGCGGTGCCTACCTGGACATGCTGTCAGCCGTGCGCGAAAAGCTGGCAGCAGAAATCGAAGCCTAAACCACACAAGACTAGGAAGAAGACTAGCCCCGCCACAAGTGCGGGGTAGGGATCGTGAAAGACGGGCAAAGTGCCTGTCCCTAACGGAGGAAGGGCTTATGAGAACCAGTACAATCAGGATTGCAGTACAGCAGCTACCCAGAGCGGGGTTTGACGAACACAGGCCTTATGAGGCGTGCGACCCAATCGCCTCCGAGCTAGACGACAAGGCCGCTGTTAAGGCCCGAGTAAATGCAGACAGCATGACCCTAACAGTAGAAGTGAACACCGACCAGCTCCTCGACGCAGCGACCACACTTCGAGAGCTTGGTCTGATTTGAACCAACTGGTTGTCAGTGCATGGATTATAACCCCGCCTCAGCGCGGGGTTTGCTGGTTGGCAAGATTGGATTAGCCAGAAGATTCGTTTGTGGTAAAGGAGGCCAGTACACCCCTTCCGGGTCTCTAGTGATGCACCTTCCCGGTCTATGGGTTTAGTTATTGTGAGCGCAGAAGTTCATCATTTTTTCACCACGAGTCATTGGGTGTGGGCTGCACTCCTCACATCATGAGCTTGTGCTCGTCTCTTGGATGTCAGTGTAAACACCAAGGAAATAGAGATGATAATGCAAAGGCTTGAACTTGCACAAAGAATAATGAGTGACTTTATTAGAACCAAATCAGAAGCTGAGCTACCGGTCTCAATGTGTTTTGTAGATACCGGGGTGCAAGAGCTGGTTATTGGCTTGGATTTGAAGCGTAAGATGAAACATGAAGAGCTTATTGCTCGGGTTCAATGTTTGATTGGGAAAACACCAATACGGTTGGAGGCAGTTTCGCCTCAGAGGATGAGCCACAATAATCAACTTCAGGTTCGTCCGGTTCAAGGTGCTCTACAAATGGAAGGTGCTGACCGAGGTATTGGAACGATTACTGCACCTTGTACAATTATTGAAGATTTTGGTTTTCTTGTTTCCGGTCATGTTGCAAAGGAAGTCGATCAGGCCATTTATCAGACTGGCTCTCCTGATGAGATCGGAACAGTAGCGTTCATATCAGACTACATGAATGGCTCGTGCGATGCTGCATGGGTTCTTGCCAATGAAGCGGGTAAAGAACGTTTCAGCCAAGGTATCATTTGGAGAAAAGGTGGGACAGTTGACAACCCAAACTTCTTTGCAATTGATGAAGTATGGTCTTCCGAAAAATACGAGATCGGTCAAAACGTATTTATGGCAGGGTCAAATATTGAAGATGTAAAGGAAGGAGTAGTTTTGGGGAAAGACGCGACTGTGAGATTTTCGGATGGTGGCACGCTTACCAACCAAGTGATCACTTCTTACTCGACAACTCCAGGTGATAGTGGAGCGCCGGTTTTCGTACCGCTTAGTTCAAGCCGGTCAAACAAGAAAGTCGCATTTCTTGGCATTAATGCCGGGATCACAGATCCTGATAACCCTCCTTTAGATCTAAAGAAAGGTAGCTATGGTGTATTTTCTCCCTGGGAAGCCATACAGTATAATATAGGCATTACAGATGGTGATATCATTACTCCTTGGGAGGTATAGATATACGTCTAAAAGCTTGAGAGGCACTGCGCCTCCCAAGCCAGAATATTCCATGAGAGGCAGGACCTCTCGGTATTCCATATTTTTTAGTCTTTTGAGACTTCCAGTGCGCAAGGATCAAGCAGATCGGAGATCCTCTCACTACTTGCCTGCGCATTTTCTATGTGATTGCGCACAGTGTCAAACAGCGTCAGCAACGCTTCATATTCCTGGGTATGCTCCATGCGCTCGCTCATCACCACGCTCATGGAATAGACTAGATTTTTGAGGTGGTTGGTTGATAATCGAAGCTGATCCACTTCATTGCGAAGGGACGTATGGGCACATTTCTCTTTACCAGTTTCTGTCATTTCAAGCCCTCTACTTTGGGTGTTGAACAACCGCTCAGCAGAAGGCATTCGACAACCCACTGGCGAGCGGGAGGTTCGAAACCTGCAAGTAGACAGGCGGGTTTATTCCCCCCGCGAGAGGGTATTATATTCACCGCCCTCCCGCCCATAAGCGAGAGTTTGCGTAAGGAGGGCTAACTCCAAACACAAATTGACCGCCGAATAACGGCAGCGGTGACCGCTACTTGTGAGAGGTTTCGACGCCTCAAGATGACCATGCGATGATTGGCGCAAGGTGTCAATGCAAGGAAACCGAATTCCTCCACAAACCCATGGCATTAGCCGGTCATGAATGTAGAGGGTAGAGGTGTATGTGACGTCACCTTCGCCTGTTTATAGCGCTCTGTATGGTGAGAACTGCCGCCACAGCGCGGCGATGAGCGGTAGAACGGGTCAGCCCCACCTGAATGCAGATGGGTCGCCAGCGGAAACCTTCTGCCCGCATCCAAAGGATTTTACGGTCATCAGGCTCAGAGATGTATCGTAGCCAATCAATGGCTTCTTCCATGAGCTGAATGTCTTTGGCGCTGGGCACCGCCCGGATTTGGGTTTTGTTGTAACCATAGGCTTCATGAACATCATGGATGACCTGCGGCCAGGTGTTGCCGTCCCGCCGTGGTGTAGATCTTGGCGGATTTGGAAGCCGTCGTAATGTGCTGGCCGCAAGTTCAAGTCGGTCGACGATCTGGGTGGTGGTGAGCGCCATACGATCCTCTAGGTGGATGCTTTTGGGGTGACTTGTGCGTCCAATACGCTGTGCAGCACCCGGATGTGGAAGTTCCGCGCTGCCATGATGGGTTCAGTAAGGGCAATCAGTTGGCCAGGTGTGGGAGCGATCGTTTTTGAACTGCGCCGCCAGGCCTGACAGGTAGCGAAGATCACATCGGTTGGATAGCTGCTTAGATCCTGGATCCAATCTTCAATCAGCTGTGTGATGGCCTCTGGTGAGAGCCGTTTTTGCGGATAGTGATTGAGAAGCTGACCAACAGCCAGGCTCACTGGTTTTGATCCTCCAGGTGCGTTGGCCTGTGTGAGTGTGCTGAGCAGCTGCTCTAGTTCCTCAATTTCTTGGTGCCTGACGCCGTTCTGGTCGTGTGGTGGTCAGTTGCTGCAAGAGCCTCATCCCAGGCTCTCTGCCAAACATGGGAAATGGATTTTTTGCGTTTGGAGGGTTCATGGGATCGAACAGATTGCTCATGGGATTGCTCCTTGGATTGAAGGACCGCCTGTGCTGGAGGTTTTACCCGATGTTGCTCACAGGCCGTGTTTTGGGGGTAAGGGGGAAAAGGTTCTTTTGATGGTTCTAAATGACGGTTCAAGGGGGGCACCACGTGCCGGTTGGTAGCGGCACCAGATGCCGGTTGGTGCGGCACCACGTGCCGGTTGCTAGCAGGTCCTTCCGGCACACCATGCCGCTTGTGTGTTCTCGGTTTGGTCACCTCCAGATTTTCTAGGGCAGGGTGATCATTTTGATCGGGAATGGCCCTGCGTCCGTCAAAGCCAGTAAGGACGAAAATATCGGACCTGCGAGAGCCATTGGCACGGCGACGTTGGTAGCGGGTGATCAGCCCCAGCGCTTCCAGGTCATTCAGGCAGTTGCGCAGCTTGCGCTCCGAGCAGCAGCAGGCCTCCTGCAGCGTGGCTTGCGAGGGCCAGCACAGGCCGTATTCATCTGCAAAGTTGGCGATGGTGATGAGTATAAACTTCTCGATTGGATCGGTGATGTCGCTCCGCCCATAAGCCCAGGTGATCGCTTGAACGCTCATAGGTTCGAAATCCTGTTCTCACGGATTTCCTTTTGCCTCAGCCACTCGGTGACAGAGGCGCGGCGGTAAAACACCCGGCGCCCAGTACGCACGCAAGGCGGGCCAATACGCATGGTCTGCCAGCGGCCCAGCGTATCAACACAAACGCCAAGCTCTTTGGCCAGCTGGGCGCGGGTCATCCAGCCATCTAGAACGGCCTTGGGTTCTGATTGTTCAAGTTCCGGGGTAGGGACGTTGTCTTCCATGTGCTCCTCCAAAGCAGGACCGCTCGGGCTCAAACGGTTTGCGGAAAAGCTAAGCATGGAGGGCAAATGGGCGTATAGGCGTTCAAAGGCAGTGAAAGGCGTTCATAGGCGTTCAAACATTAAGGCAACGCCTATTGAGGACAACCGAACCGCTTCCTGAGGCTGCTCCCTCGATGCATCGGAGGCCTCAAACCAAGGGCCGCAACTGCCCCTGTGAGTTCATGAAGATTTGGAATATCCCATAGATATCAATGGTCAATTTTAGAATTCGAGTTGCAGCAAAAACTTTCAGTATTTCAAACAGTTGATGTTCTGGTCAAATCAACTCTGCTGGATTTGCTGATTTGAGAAGCTGGCCTGTTGTAAGCCGGTAAAGGTCTTAAGTTTTTCTGGAAATTGCCTGACCTAAACGGCAGGCTGAATGCGAACTACATGCGGTGATGTGTTCTTTGATGAGGCCCAATAGAAGCTGGATGCCACAGGGGAGGGATACCAATGACGCTGCCATCAAAAGAGTATTTCACAGTTTTTGAAGCTGAGGCGCGTTGGGGTGTTCCACTTGCCACCATTGCAGGCTGGGCTGAGGCGGGGCGGTTTCGTCTCGTTACCAGCACGCCATTGGTTGTGTGCGGGGCACAAAAAGTATGTGGGATGGTGGAGCTATGCGGATCGGATCTGTTCAAAATGCTGGGAACCGCGGGGGTACCTGCACGCACCTGCCTCGTGCACCGCGTGATCCCTTTGCGCAAGAAAGGTGCCGAATTGCTTTATGTCACCTGCCCCAGGCAAGGTCTGGCAGTACAGCCCGATGAGCTTTGGATTCCAGCGACTGATCTTTATCGCTTTGAAGAAAAGCATGCTCTTGGTCAGTGTAGTGGCAGGAGTGGCAATCGGGGTGGACGTGAGCCTAAGTATGACTGGGAAGGGATGTGGGCACCGCTGTGTGTGCATCTGTTTACGCAAGGCGTCCCCAATACCCTGAATGAGCTCGCCAGTGCGATGCAGGACTGGTTTATTGAGGTCTCTCCAGCCGGAGAGGCGCCTGATATGAGTACCATCCGTCGCCGTATTCAGCCTCTTTGGCAGGCGCTGAAAACGGCACGGGAGAACTAG